GGAGCATGCCTACAAGAGTTACGGTAAAGCACTTCCTTGGCAGTTTTATTCCGTAAGAGACAGCAGAACTGTATTTTCATTATGGCCAGAGCTACCCAAGCCGCCCACTAGTCACCATGCTCTGGAAGACTGCCGCAGGCAGATTGACATGTTGCAGGCCACCTTAAAACATTTAAACGTAAAGGAAATAAGATGATAATTGGGGTGGTAGGGTTGATAGGTGCGGGCAAAGACACCGTAGCAGACTATCTAGTAAACATACATCAATTCCGCAGAGAAAGTTTTGCCAATACTTTAAAAGATGCAGTAAGTTCGGTGTTTGGCTGGGATCGTGAACTCTTGGAAGGTCGCACCAAACAAAGCCGGGCCTGGCGCGAGCAAGTTGATCCGTGGTGGGCTGAACGTCTGGGCATGCTGGACCTAACCCCACGTTGGATTTTACAATATTGGGGAACAGAAGTAGTCCGCCGTGGATTTCACGATGACACCTGGATAGCCAGTCTGGAAAACAAACTGCGTAAAACCACGGATGATGTGGTCATATCTGACTGCAGATTCCCCAATGAGATCTCGGCAATCAAACGGGCCGGGGGCATTGTGGTGCGGGTGCACCGCGGCCCAGATCCAGAATGGTATAGATTTGCCGAACTAGTAAACCGTGGCCCTGATCGCAATTTGGAGTGGTCGTGGGCCAAGACACAATTAGACTCATTTGCCATACATGCCAGTGAAACTGCTTGGATTGGAACGCATTTTGATGCCGTGATAGACAACAATTTAACTATGGATCATTTGTATTCTCAAATCAACGATCTGGTTCAAGATCCCCGGGTCTCCAGGTAAGATCGGTCTTTTTGATCTCTACTACGCAGTTTTGACAAACAGTTTTTAGATTACGCAAGTTGCTGTTGTTTAAATTGCCATCCACATGATAAACCATGAGCTGAGCTGAATAGCGAGCTCGAAACCCACAACGATCACACAGTGTTTTTTTCTTGTAACCGGACAACGCCCAGCGCGGTTCTGGAGTTTTTTCACGCCGGCCTTTGCGAATACAGTAGTCACACCGACTGCGAAAGTGTTTGATGCCATCTCGCACATAATTGACTGCGCACAAACGCTGGTTGCATGCTGGACATCGGGGTCTGATCATGGTGTATTTACTGCAAAACCTTTGCAAAGGGATTACATATACCATTTTTTTTGCAATGACCGATAAATATCTGTAATTAAAAAAGGAATTTGATATGGCCTTACTATCCCCAGGTGTACAAGTCAGTGTAATTGATCAAAGCAACTATACTCCAGCTGCTGCCAGCTCGACCCCATTTATTCTGATTGCTACGGCACAGAACAAAGTGTCCGGTGCCGGAACTGGTATCGCTCCGGGAACTTTGGTTGCTAATGCCAACAAACTCTATCTAATGACCAGTCAGAGAGATCTTTTGAGCACCTTTGGTGTGCCTTTCTTTTATAATACAACATCGGGCACTCCAATCAATGGATATGAACTCAATGAATATGGTTTGCTGGCTGCATACTCGGCCTTGGGGGTCACCAACATTGCCTATGTGATGCGTGCTGACATAGACCTGGCAGCATTGACAGCAACTTTAAATCGTCCAGTTGGTGCACCAGCCAATGGCACCTACTGGTTAGACACCACAAATTCTACCTGGGGTATCAATCAGTGGAATCAGACCACTAGCTCGTTTACCAAGAAAACGCCCAGCGTGATAACTGACACAGTATTTTTGGAGCCATTGAGCACAGTTCCTTTGCCCAGCTATGGCAGTATTGGTGACTATGCAGTAGTAGCTACAAGTATCTACAATCCCACATATTACAAGCGTGGTGGTCCTACATCCAGCCAAGCTCCGGGATGGTTACAAGATGGAGCCAGCGCAGACGACTTATACAATACCTGGGTGTTGGTAGGCAGCGACGAATGGAAGACTGCTTGGCCCACTGTGCAAGGAACTTTGGCTCCATCCGGTCCAAATGGTACAACTCCTGGTGGAATAACTGCGGGTAACACTATTCTTATCAACGATTATACTATTACAGTTGCGGCTGCTCCTAACAATACAGTAGCTCAAATAGTCACAGACATCAACAACAATCTTAACACCAATGGTATATATGCAGCCAATATTGGCGGTAAACTCAACCTTTACGCTGACAGCACAGCAACCAACGATGGCAGCACAGAAGGAACTGGAGTAATTTCTATTGCCAACGGCGTTGGAACACCATTGTCAGTGTTAGGAATCACCTCCGACGAATATGCAGCTCCGGCCTATTTTGCCGGCGCCAATTATCAGGCACCAAGATGGCGTTCGACCGACGTGCAACCTGAGCCCACCGGTAGTGTGTTCCAGCAAACAAATGCTGTCAACAGAGGCATGCTGATTGAAATGAAAAAATACAACAGCACGTTGGGTCAATTTGTTTTACAAAGTTGCCCGATATACACAGGTGATGCAACCGCTTTGTATGCGTTAGATCCCAGTTCTGGCGGACAAGCTATACCTGCTGGAACCACCTATGCTCAAATTGATCCCTATGCCAACGACACAAGCAGTGTGTTGATATTAGAGCGTATTGCCACCGGTCCAACAGTAATCACAGCTTTGCCCGGACCGTCAACACCTACTTTTATTCCAGGATCTAATTTTACATTGTCAGCCACGCAACCAGGAACAGCCACAGTTACCACACCAGTGACAGTGACTATCAATGGAACCACTGTTGCTGATTTTGTTGCCGCTGTCAGTGCTGCTGCTGTTCCTAATGTTTCTGCTTCGGTCAACAGCAACGGTGTGTTAGTATTCACACACGACAACGGCGGAGATATTTTCTTGTTGGACGGCACAAATCAGCCGTTGGGAGAAGCCGGCTACTCTGATGGTTGCACAGGTATTAGATTTACAAATGTAACTGGCCCTGGTTTGACACTCAGCAATTGGGTAACTGATCCTACATTTACATATATCGCCAACGACAATGCACCCAACATTGATCCTGCCAATGGCACCTACTGGTATTACAGTGATGCCACAACCGCAGATATCATGATACAAAACAATGGTGCCTGGTATGGCTATCAAAACGTCACCAACGATGTGCGTGGATTTGACTTGAGTCAGACCAATGCTGCGGGTCCTATTTTCAGTGCCACAGCTCCTACCACTCAGACCGACGAAGCTCAAAGTCCATTGGCCTTGGGTGATCTCTGGATCGACACCAGCGATTTAGAAAACTACCCTGTAATCAGCCGTTGGGAAACCGTGGATGGTCAAAATCAATGGGTCAAAATCAACAATACCGATCAAACAACTATAAATGGTATTTTGTTCGCCGATGCAAGATGGGCACCCAATGGAACCACCAATCCTATCACAGATCCTATTCCGCCTATAGCCACAGGCAGTGAGCCTTTGATCACCAGCGATTATCTTGATTTAGATGCGCCCGATCCAGAACTATACCCCGAAGGCATGTTGTTATGGAACACACGCAGAAGTGGATTCAACGTAAAATCATTCCAGAACAACTATTTCAATGCCACGGACTTTCCGCCTCCGGCTACCCTGCCAGCGGAAACCAATGCCTGGGTCACAGCAAGTCCTAACAGAATTGATGGATCTCCCAACATGGGACGTCATGCTCAACGTGTGCTGATTGTCCAGGCTTTGAGAGAAAGTATCGATACCAACACACAAATTCGTGAACAACAGGCACAGTTTAATTTGATAGTTTGCACACAATATCCTGAATTGGCGCCAAACATGAATGTGCTCAACAACGATCGCGGACAAACAGCATTCAGTGTTGTAGACACACCGTTGCGTTTGAATCCTCAAGAAATTGTCACCTGGGCAACCAACAACAACGGTCTTGGGCTCAGCACCGGCGACGGTAATCTATCTACAGGCAGCGCTTATTCGGCTGCATTTTACCCAAGTTGCACCACCACAGATCTCACAGGCAACACTGTAGTTACTGCTCCTAGCCACATGATGTTGCGCACTATCATCCGCAGTGACAGTGTAGCATACCCATGGTTCGCTCCGGCTGGTTTGCGCCGTGGTGTGGTAGATAATGCTCTACAGATTGGTTACCTAAATGCCTCCACCGGCGAGTTTGAACCACTGGGAATCAATCAAGGTCTACGTGATGTGCTTTACAGCAACAATGTAAATCCGATAACATTTATACCCGGAACTGGTATTACCAATTTTGGTAATCATACCTTGCAAGGAAATGCAACTGCATTGGATCGTATAAATGTTTCACGCTTGGTAGCATACATACGCGGACGTCTTGAAATCATTGGCAATCAATATTTGTTTGAGCCCAATGATACCATAACTCGTAACTCAATAACCAATCAGATCACGGCCCTCATGGTTGATCTGGTCAACAAGCGAGCCCTCTATGACTATCTGGTAGTGTGTGATCTTACCAACAACACTCCATCTACCATAGATCGCAACGAGTTGTATGTGGACATAGCCATCGAGCCTGTCAAGTCCGTTGAATTTATCTACATACCGATGCGCATACAAAACACAGGAACTATTGCAGCTCAGGCATCGGCATAGTTGATGCAGGCAAATTGACTCAAAAATTTGCCTGAACAACTAGCCATAAATAAAAGTAAATTAGGAGAACACACAAATGGCAACAGCTTCACTAACCAAACTGACCGTGCCGTTGGCCAGCGATCAAAGCACTTCAGCACAGGGTTTGCTGATGCCAAAACTCAAGTTTCGCTTTCGCGTAACTTTTTTAAATCTAGGTGTAAGTCAACCTACCACAGAACTAACCAAGCAGGTCATGGATTTCAGTCGTCCACAGGTCACGTTTGACAACATAGATCTTCCTGTCTACAACAGCACAATCCGTTTAGCAGGCAAACATTCATGGACAGATATCACCTGCCAAGTGCGCGATGATGCCGGCGGCAATGTGAGTAGGCTGGTTGGTGAACAACTACAAAAACAACTAGATTTCATGGAACAAAGTTCAGCAGCGTCAGGCATCGATTACAAATTTACCACGGTGTTTGAAGTGTTGGATGGCGGCAACGGTGCCAATGCTCCTATCGCACTCGAGACCTGGACCATACTTGGTTGCTATCTACAGTCTGTCAATTACAATGATGCCAACTATGGCAGCGGAACGGAACCAATGACAGTTACTATGACCATACGATACGACAACGCTTTACAGACCACCACTGGCGCAGATGTCGGTGTTGGTGCCCAGATTCCGTTGACAGTCAACAACGTAGCCACAGGTTAACGGTCTATGGCATTTGGCCAAGACACCCTTCAACCATTTCCGCCTGGCGAGGGTCTTCGCGACTATACCCACGCAGCCAAAACTTTTAGGGCCGGCGGTTATGATCTAGCGCCACGCAATAAATTTCTATTTTATGTTTATTTCAATTTAAACACAAACATTCCAGCTGTGGCCAATCTGATTTCTGGTGGCAAATCCAGCACCATTGGACTCACCGTCAAAACCGCGCAGTTACCGGGCTATCAGATCGACGTCAATACCATGAATCAATACAATCGCAAGCGATTGATCCAGACCAAAATCAATTATAATCCGGCCACTATAGTTTTCAATGATGATCACAGCGATTTGATTCGTAACATGTGGTATCAATATTATCAATATTACTACAGTGATCCTGTCTACAAATACGGTAACACTCCTAATCAATCAGGAACTCTGGGAGAAATCAGCAGTCTACTCAGTGGATTCAGTTACAACAGCAATGATATATATCAGGCCAGTCGGCCTGTTCAAAAATGGGGTCTCAATGGTCAAGGCTATACCAATCCCACTCTACAGAGTTTGGCAAGTAGTTTGTTGACTGGACCAGCCAGCGGACAAGAACCATTTTTCCGAGACATTACCATATATGGCATGAGTCAAAAAACCTATGCACAATACACCATGATCAATCCCCTGATCACCGAATGGACACACGATACCTATGACTACAGCCAAGGCAATGGTATCATGACACACACCATGAGCATACGCTATGAAAATGTCAAATACTACTCAGGTGCCATTGGAGGTGCACAACCCAGTGATCCAATGTCAGGTTTTGCGGATCCTTCTCACTATGATGTCAATGCTAGTCCTATAGCCAAACCGGGTTCAACCGCCACAGTAGAAAGTCAAGGAACCATACGACCAAGCGCCTATGGTAGCAAACAGGATCTACAGAGTTTGGCCACAGGTCAAAATACCTTACAAAATGTCATTGGTGCCGTTGGTCAAGCCTTGGTGCCCACTGCCGCCAGTTTCCTGAATGGACAATTAGCTGGCTCAGGTGCTTTAGGTGCAGCATTGGTCACAGGATTGGGCGTGGCAGCCGGAATAGGAGTTCCTGGCAGCATCGGACAGGTTCCTGGTGGAAAAGGAGGGATGAATTTTCCTACCCCAGCCGGAGTTGATGCTGCAACCAAACTTAAAAATCTCATCAGCGGTGGTTGATCATGGCCAGTGTAAATGCTATCAATACCAAAACTGATTTAACAGTGCAAATTTTTGACCGTTTTTACGGTTACCAGCAACAGGTTCCTGTGGACCAATATGATGCAGTTCTGAGTTATTTCAAAAGTGTTTTTGACACAGCGCAGGCTGCTGGTAATTTTACCGTGTCGGTTTTCCGCATCAGTCACCAAACTGGTATTCCAGTAATGACACTGTTACAACAATTCCAAGGTCAGTCGGCTCCAGAAATTACTTTGACCCTGGCCTATTATCTCAATGGGTTAAGGTCTAGTTCAACATTGTTGGGTATCAATGCTCCTACACAACCCAACTACTACGTAGCCAGAAACATTAGGGCCTGATCATGGCCAATTTCCGTCAAGGCATCTATACGGTGCGAAATCCAGGCAAATATGTGGGCAAAGGTCAGCCTCGTTATAGATCAGGATGGGAAATGACTTTCATGATGTTCTTAGACAACAATGACAATATCGTTAACTGGGCGTCAGAGAGCATCACTATACCATATCGTAATCCTATCACTGGAAAAAACAGTATGTATGTTCCAGATTTTTTTGTTACCTATCGTGATCGTAATAATCGCACACGAGCCGAACTGATCGAGATAAAACCCAAAAAACAGAGCTTGATCGAAAGCCGAGCATCTGACCGAGATCGTGCCATAGTGGCTGTTAACTATGCCAAATGGGATGCTGCGACCAAATGGGCTCGACGCAATGGCCTGATTTTTAGGGTGATCAACGAAGACCAGATATTCCATCAGGGCAGTCGAAAAACCGGTAAATAGGTTTATGACACGCCGACTTGAGGAACTTTTTGATCTACCACCCAGTGGGTGCGACAGTGAGACCACCGAACCCGATTCTATACCTACCACTCAGTTAGCACTTCAAGAAATCGACGCTACTATAGACAAAATAGACCAAGCATTGCCGGCTGTGCGCGGCCTGGATGCCAGTGATCAAGAAATGGATGAACTGGCTACAAAAGCACAGGAAACATTTGACAATCTGATGGACCTGGGCTTCAATGTAGACAGCCGTTATGCCAGCGAAATATTTGCAGTGGCCGGCACCATGCTGGGCCATGCGCTGACAGCCAAGACAGCCAAGCTCAACAAAAAGCTCAAAATGGTTGAGCTACAGATGAAAAAAGTCAAATTGGATCGTGATGCGCAGGGCGACGAACCCACAGCCACCGCACACGGTCAAGTTCTGAGCCGCAATGATCTTTTGGAAATGATCAAAGGCACAAAGGACCAAAACAATAACAATGCATAAATATCATATAGGGATACAAATATGAAAAATTTTCAAGAATACCTGGCTGAAAGCCAAAGAACTTACAATTACCGTGTGAAAATCGTGGGTGATGTAGAGCCTGCTTTTGTAAAGGCGCTGGAAGAAAAGCTCAAACAGTTTGACCCAGTCAAAGTGTCGGCTGTGAAGAAAACTCCTATCCAGGCCAAGCCTGCAGACTTTCCTGCTGCCGCCAATGAAAGCGTCAGCTCCATGGATTGCGAATTCCGTTATCCAGCCATTGAGCCACAGATCCAGCAGATCGCCCAATTGTTAGGACTTGATCCCAACCGTATCCGTTTGTTGACCACACCCTATGAAGAAAGTGTAGATGTGGAACGTGAGCGTGTGGAAGAAGAAA